CACCTATAATAATTGGGTGAAAGTCAAAGAGACTTTTGAGTCATCTGGGAATACCAACAACTTTTTCTATCAGAGAGCATGTGTAATTGTTTCGGGTGGTCCTGATCCTATTGATAAAATGATAAACCAAGATAATGCCGCATCGGATGGATGAAATAAAATCAGAACATTATGTCACTCAAAAAGAGTGTCAGGAGATGATTGACGATGCTATTCGGAGACACAATAGAAATGCAGGTATTATCAGCATGTGTGTTGGGTGGGTTGTCTTATGCTTATTTGCTGAGGGCCTTCTCAGATTGATTGGAGTTATTCCACCACTATTACCATGGTTACAAATTAAATTGTAGGAGAATTTTATGAAAGTTGGAATGATTGGTTTGGGTCGTACTGGTGAAGGTATGTCCCGTCGTATGATTGAAAAGGGAATTGAAGTTTGGGGTTACAGTAGCAGTAGTTATGAGAATGCCTGTGGACAATATGAAGCAGGATACATTAGTGGATGTGTAACTTCACTGGAGTATCTTGTTAGAGCAGTTAAATCTGATGGTCTTAGATACACTAGTGCCGGAAAAGTTCCTGGCATTTTTCAGATTACACTCCCAGAGCAAAAGGTAGAAGACACACTTGATGAGTTACTACCATTACTTGAGGAGGGTGATATTATTATTGATCATAGTAACACTGATATAACAAAATGTCAGGAACTGGAGAAGTACTGCTCTAAGTTGGGTATATCTTATATCTTCTCTGGAGTATATGGAGCACCTTATGCTATCAATGCTTGTTCTAAAATTTTTCAATCTTTATCACCAGGAAATGTCATATGACTTTAGCAGATGTCTTACTCTGGGGAACGATACCCTTTCTATGTGCCACCATCTATTTCGGGCACAGAAAAGGTGAAAATATCTACTATGAAAGTGACAAATATGACGGAAATGGAACAGCGCATTAAGATGAGACATGCGTTTGCCATGTCCTCATTTGGTAGAATGTTCACACCAAATAAAATTTCATATGAGATGAGATCTTTTTGTAAAGAGTGGTCAGAAAACATTAATGAAATTCCACCTGCTAAAGACTTGTATCAAGTTGATCGTTATTTTCTAGAACTTTGGAAAACAAGAGAGATTACTTATGGGTAACATAGCACTCAAGGCAGCACACTTTGCCTCTGCAACACTCAATAATCCGTGGTGTGTTGGTAGTTTAAGTTTCATATTAGTCTTTGTTCCTGTCATAGGAATGTGGGCAGTCCACAAATATAACTGGCAGCACTGGGCACCATTTGACAGAGGGCACTAGAGGTAGTATAATATATGAGTTGAGAAATCAACTGCGGTGCTCCCCTTCAGTAGGTTCAGGAGCAGCGGCGATAGGAACCTACTTTTACTTGACTACATAATCACAACACCTTATAATACACAGGTAATCAAAACGGACAATGGCACTGACTGAAAAATTCAAGACTAAGGATTTAGATATCCTTCGTACTGCTGCAAAAGGTGAAATTTTTTTAGATGTAAAAAGTCCAAAATTATTTAAGAAGGTTCGTAAATACTATGAATCTAATGGAGTAATTTTTTCTGGAGAACCACTTGATGATTATGAAATCATGATGGATTGTCTTTATTCTGATCTAAAAATTTCTGTTGAGGTTGCCTGATGAATGTTGTACAAAAACCAACCGTTCTTCTTGAACGGTCTCCTTATCGTTATATCCAAGTTGGCACTTTGAAAATCAATGGTAAACCAGATTGTCGCATTCAAAAATCAGATTCATATACCGGTCGTTATCGTGATATGTATCTCTGTGATAATGAATTGCAACTGATGACTGCTATGGAGGATTTTGAATATACCAAATGGTTAGATCCAGATGGTGTTCCTTGTTATGTTAGAGACTCGGTATCGTCTGAAAACTAGACCTGGTGGAGTCATTATGACCCTCTTATGAGTTTACGGCATCTCTCAAATGCCGTTGGTGCGGGTGGGTTACTACCGTCCAGTTTCTTGCTTCTGGTCAAAGAGCAAGTGGCGTGCATGGCAAGACCTTATGAGGAGAGTTGCATAAACTCTCCTTTTTTGGTATAATGTAATTACGATATTATAGTTTATGAAAATTGCTTTAATTACAGGAATTACTGGGCAAGATGGTTCATACTTGGCAGAACTTCTCCTTGAAAAGGGATATGAGGTTCATGGTATTGTGCGTCGTGCTTCTTTAATTAATACGCATAGAATTGATCACATTTATGATCAATTAAAATTGCATTATGGAGACCTAACAGACTCTACAAATCTTGTAAGAGTTATTCAGCAGGTTCAACCAGATGAGATTTATAATCTTGGGGCACAGAGTCATGTAAAGGTTTCGTTTGAGATGCCTGAGTATACTGGTCAGACAGATGCTATGGGCACCCTGAGAGTGCTTGAGGCAGTCCGTTTGCTTGGTATGGAGAATAGAGTTCGTATCTATCAAGCATCCACCAGTGAACTCTATGGACTGGTACAAGAAACTCCGCAGACTGAAACTACACCTTTCTATCCACGTTCTCCATATGGTGTGGCAAAACTGTATGGGTATTGGATTGTAAAGAACTATCGTGAATCATATGGAATGTATGCCTGTAGTGGTATTCTTTTTAATCATGAATCGCCAAGACGTGGTGAGACTTTTGTAACACGTAAGATTACAAGAGCACTAAAAGCAATCTCTGAAGGTAAGCAAGAGTGTTTATATCTTGGTAATCTTGATGCACTTCGTGATTGGGGACATGCTAAAGATTATGTTGAAGCAATGTGGTTGATGCTTCAGCAAGACGAACCTGAAGATTTTGTGATTGCTACTGGTAAACAATATTCAGTTCGTCAGTTTGTTGAGGAATCATCACCTTATTTTGGAATGCAAATTACTTGGAGGGGTGAAGGATTGGATGAAATCGGATATGATATATTTACTGGAAAAGAGGTTATCAGAATTGATACTAAATATTTTCGACCTGCTGAAGTCGAAACTTTATTAGGTGATGCCACCAAGGCAAAGGAAAGGTTGGGATGGAATCCTAAAATTTCTTTCAAAGAATTGGTTGAGGATATGTGTAATCATGAATAGTCAGAGTCGAATTTATGTTGCAGGCCATACCGGATTGGTAGGATCTGCAATTGTTCGTATGCTTCATATGAAAGGGTATACGAATATCTTATCAACACCATCAAAACATTTTGATCTTCGTCGTCAAGTTGATGTTGAGAGGTTTTTTGAAATCAATGAACCTGAATATGTTTATCTTGCAGCTGCAAAGGTTGGTGGTATTGGTGCAAATAAAGATTATCCTGGACATTTCATCTATGATAATCTGATGATTCAGTCGAACATCATTCATACCGCACGTAAGTTTGGTATTAAGAAACTTCTTTTTCTAGGTTCTTCATGCATCTATCCAAAGATGTGCGAACAACCAATCAAAGAAGAATACCTGATGACAGGTCCTCTAGAACCAACGAACGATGCCTATGCCATTGCAAAGATTGCTGGCATTAAAATGTGTCAGGCATATCATCAACAGTATGGATTCAATACCATCTCTTTAATGCCTACAAATCTATATGGTCCTAATGATAATTTTGATTTAGAAACTTCTCATGTTCTTCCTGCTATGATTGCAAAATATCATGATGCAACAACCAATGGTTATACTATTGATATGGGTGGACCTTGGTGGCCAGATGTAAAACTGTGGGGTGATGGTTCAGCATATAGAGAGTTTCTTCATGTTGATGATCTTGCCGAAGCTTGCTTTACATGTATGAAATATTATGATAGTCCTGAACCTATTAATGTTGGAACTGGTGAAGATGTTACTATTAAAGAACTTTCGAATATAATTTCTGATATCGTAAGATATCCTGGTGAAACAATATGGGATACTTCTAAACCAAATGGAACTCCACGCAAAGTATTAGATGTTAGTAAAATCAAGTCTCTTGGATGGGAACCAAAAATTTCCTTGAAAGATGGTATTGAAAAAACTTACGAGTGGTATAAAGATCAATGAAATTTCTTACATTTTTAAATCGTGGGTGTCATGATATTTGTCTGAATATGTTGAGGTCTGCTGAGAAAGTGGGCATCAATATGGATGACTTTATTATTGCTTGTATGGATGAAGAAGTCTATAGATCTTTTATTCTTGAAGGATATAAAGGTGCTTTTCTTTATATGAACAGTAACTTAAAAGAATACCAGGATTGGACTTTTGACAGTAATAGTGGATTTAGAAATGTAGTTCGACACAAATGGAAAATTATCAACCAAGTTCATAAAGAACATCCCAATCTAATGTGGGTAGATACTGACATTGTTTTTAAAGAAAATCCTGTAGAAATTCTTACTGGTCATGAAGAAGTATTATTTCAAACTGATGCTCCTGGGTCTACAATCTGCACTGGATTTATGGTATTTAATGAGACCCCTGAGTGTCGTCAGTTGGTGGAGGAGTGTGGTGCAGATGACTCTGATGATGATCAACTTATTATGAATCGTATTGGACTTACAAAGTATAATGATAATATAGCACTACTATCTGAGGATTTATTTCCTAATGGTAATGTGTATTATCAGCAAGGTAAAAAAGAAAATGCCATGATAGTTCATAACAATTGGATGGTTGGTGTAGAGACTAAAATCAATAAGTTTAAGGAGGAGGGACTATGGTTTATTTGAAGGAAGATTATTTGAGACCAAACTCTCTTACACCAACATATCCTCCATATCATCAAGGAGAATATCTTGAGGAGTATTTTTACAGTCATTACAAACAGTTAGAAGATAAACCTCAAAGAGAATATATTGATATCTTCTGGTCAAATCTTTTTTGTAATAATATCTGGGGTGGACAACTCTATCCAGATCTTCAAAATTTACTCTATGAAACTTTGAGTTCTGAGGGGTCTTACTTTACCATCTGTCAGCAGGACGATGGGCCCTTTGAAGATTTCCCTGAGGATACTATGATCTTCTGTGCTGGTGGCAATCGTAAGAAGGGAAATGTGATTCCTATCCCATTAGTATGTTCTTCTATTCCAGAAACTCCTAAACAGGAACACAAATACTTTGCTTCCTTCATTGGTTCTAATACTTATTGGGTTAGAACTGATATGGTAAAAGCATTTCGTGGTAAGGATGATTGTCTGGTCAAAGCAGGTAATTGGGATATTAATGTTGGAGAAGAGAAGTTGAATAACTTCCTTGATGTCATGTCTGCTTCTAAGTTTTCTCTATGTCCTAGAGGTTATGGAACTACTAGCTTCAGACTTTATGAGTCCTTCCAATTGAATACTGTTCCTGTGTATATTTCTGATGATCATGCACTTCCCTGGTCTGATGAATTGGATTGGGAAGAATTTTGTGTTATAATTGATGATGATGATATTGGAGATACTTACAATATTTTGAATAATATTTCTGATGATACATATAATGAAATGTTAAAAAAGGGTCAAGAACTCTATCAAGATTACTTTTCTCTTCAGGGTGTCTTTGAAAATATTATTAAACGGGTATAATGTATAAAATTTTTATTTGTCATCATCCACCACTGACACATAGGAAAGAATGTTTGGTTAATTTTTTCTCATCTAAAAAAATTAATGTAGAATGGATTGAAACTTTTTCTCCCGAAGAAATTGTTGAGAGATATAATGAACTAGTAGGAACAAAGGATTTAATTATTAATCCAAATGTTCCTGGTGTTCAACAAAATCAGTATACATTATATGAGAGTGCCGGTAAGAAAGTATCCATTCCAGAACTTTCTTTATATCTGAAACATCAGTATTGTTTTGATCAACAAATTAAAAATGAATATGAAACAATAGTTATTTTGGAAGATGATATTATGCTCCCGGATAACTTTGAAGAATACTTAGATGTTTGTTACTCAGAGTTTAACACTCATAATCCACAGTTAGATTGTCTAATGTTGGGCAGTTGTTTTGGTTTTACTTCTCCTTATATCAAAGAAAATAAATTAGTTCATTATGGTCCTAATCAATTAACAAGATGTACTCATGCAATGATGTTTTCTTTAGATGCATCTAAGAAAATAATAAAAAATCTTTATCCTATAAACTGGGCAATAGATTTTAAATTAAACGAAATCATTATAAAGGAGAATTTAAAAGTTGGTTGGACCGAACCATCACTACAGCAGGCATCTCACTTAAATTTAGATAAATCTTTTATTCAATCATGAAAATAACATTCTCTGACTTTTGGCAATATCCAAAAGCATTCGATCCAAATAATAATTTCTTTATTCACATCATTCGTGATTTGTTTGAAGATGTTGAGATTGTAGAACCAGAAGATGCTGATGTAATGATTTTCAGTTTATTTGGAACTGAAAATGGTAGATATAAAGATTGTAAAAAAATCTTTTTTGCAGGTGAAAATGTAAAACCAAATTTCAAAAGGTGTGATTATTGTTTAACCTTTGATATTGATGATCATGAAGGTAAAAATTTTAGACTTCCTTTGTGGTATCTTTATATTGATTGGTTCGGAGTTAATACATATGATAATCCTGATTGGTTAATTCCGGAATCATATCTATATGGTGATAGTGAGTTTACTCAGAAGAAACAAAATAAATTTTGTTCAATAGTTTATGGTAAGCAAATAGAATCTAGAATCAATGCAATTAAAAACATATCTTCCAATTATAAACAAGTAGATATTTTTGGTAAGGCAAATCCAGATTACTATTTGCCTGATGGTGAAAAATATAAATTGGATTTGATTTCCAACTATAAATTTTCTTTATGTTATGAAAACTCTGTAACTCCTGGATATCATACAGAGAAATTACTTCATGGAAAAATTGCTGGAAATATTCCAATCTATTATGGTGACAAATCTGTAAGTCAAGATTTTAATCCTAATTGTTTTATTAATGCTGTTGATATGTCTGATGAAGAATTAGTCCAAAGAATTGTTGAATTGGATCAATCAGATCAATTATATAACGATATGGTAAGTCAACCAATCTTTAATGAGAAAGTGTCATTAGATAGCGTCAAAGAATTTATGTTTGAGATTTTGTCATGAACATTCATTTAATTTCTTTTGGAGCACCATTTCATATTTTTTCCAAAGCACATCAAAGAGTTTTACAAAATGCTAAAAACTTTGGTGAGTTTTCTACTATAAATTTATTTTCTGAAAATAATATATTTGATTTCTGTCCAGAAATAATTCCATATACAAATTTTCTATCATCTACTAGAGGTTATGGTTACTGGATGTGGAAATCTTTTTTGATTTCTAAAATTATGGAGTTAGTCCCGGATGATGATTTAATATGTTATGCTGATATTGGATGTACTTTTAATAATGATGGAGTTAAAAGATTCAAAGAATATTGTAACCTGACATCAGAGTATGGTTCATTGTGTTTTGATCTTGGACATTTGGAAAGATCATATACTAAGATGGATACATATAAAAAAATATTTCCAGAAACTCTTGATCACTTGAACACTGGACAGAGATGTGCAACTACATTCATTCTTAAGAATACTCAAGAGAATAGAAATATTATTCAAGAGATAAAAAATATCTCTATAGAAAATGATCATTTTTACATTAATGATGCTCCATCACAAGAACAGAACCATAAAGAGTTTAAAGATCATAGGCACGATCAATCAGTTTTTTCCCTCATGAGTAAGAAGTATAAATTCTATTGTATTCCTGACGAAACATATTGGGCACCTGCCTGGACTGTTGCAGGAAAAGATTATCCAATATGGGCTACTAGAAACAAATTTTAAAATCTAAAATGAGAACAGCACTACTACTTTGTGGACAAATGAGGACCTTTGATCATCCAAAGGTTCTAGAGCACACTAATAGATTGAGTGAAAAATTTAATTGTGATGTCTTTATATCTACATGGAAAAATCGTGGTGTTTCTATGTGGAGTGTTAGATCTCAGAATCCTGAATTATACAAAGATGACGTTGATGATGTTATAACCACTAGTGATATTGAAAAGTTTGTAAATGTAAAGGACTATGTGATATTAGATTATGATGAGTATCTTGATAATCTTTGCTCCGATGAAATAAAATCTTTATTGCATAGATGGTATAATAATAAAGAGTATGGTTTGGTGGCAAGCAGTAGTCCAGAATTCTATACAATGTATCTTGCTGCTCAGATGAAGAGAAAATATGAAAGTGATAATTCATTTACATATGATGCTGTAATAAGAAGTCGTCCTGACTTTTTACATTTACATACTGATATTGAAGAATATTTTGATGATCTGGAGAATGTATGTTATCATATTAACACTGGAAAAACATATTCCCCCAATAGAATTTACTCCATGTTCTTGTTGGGAAATTCCAAAACAATGGATATTCTTTGTAATTGTTGGGAAGATTATGGCAAACTAGCAGAAACAAATCATTCTATTAATTATGGTAAATATGATGCATGTAGAATGATGTACGCACAATGCATTGAGAATCAAATTAGGATTCAAAGTTTTCATAGAGTTCTTGGAGACTGTTTTAGACTTGAAAACTATAGTGATTACGAATTTTTTAAAAACTGGTATTCATAAATGACTGAAAGAAACAATTGTATTTTAGATAATAAAACGTCTGTAAAAAAATTATACACCTTAGAAAGGTTTCCTGTTTTTATGGGATGCGTTGATACACCTGTAGAAGATGATATCTTTTTTGACCAAGATTGGGGTGTTTCTGAGAATGGATTAGTTCAACTGAAGACTTTAATTGATCCTAATATCCTGTATGAAAATTCTCATACTCCTGGAAGTGTTGGAAAGATATGGAAACAACATCATAAAAGATTTTTTGATTTTATTATCGAAAACTCTGATAACATTGATCGGTATCTTGAAATAGGTGGAGCATCTGGAAGTTTGTGGAAAAACTTTTCTACTCTAGATTCTCAGTTCAGTTATGAAATCATTGAACCATCACATCAGGAATCCTCTGATTCTAGATTGAAATATATTAGAGGATTCTATGAAACACAATCTTTTGATGAAAAATATAAATGTATTATTCACTCTCATGTTTTTGAACATGCGTACAATCCCATAGAGTTTCTTAAAAAAATATTTGAAGATCTTACTGATGATGGTGTTCAGTTTATCTCAATACCAAATATGAGACATTGGTTGAAACATGGATATACAAACACTATAAATTTCGAACACACTTACTATCTTGATGAGTTTGTTTTGGAACATGTGTTAGCAAGAGCAGGATTTTCTATCGACAAAAAAGTAGTTGATACTCATTCTATTTTTGTAAAAGCAGTTAAATCTAGTGACATTGGTAAAGTTGATGTAAACTTTGAATATTCAAAAGATTTGTTTTTAGATTATATCTACAAATTAAAAAGTGATGTATCTAATATACTTGATGATATAGAAGATAATGTTTACCTTTTTGGTGCCCATGTGTTTTCTCAAACCCTTCTGAATTTTGGAATAGATGAAAATTCAATTGTATCCATATTAGATAATGATACAAAGAAGCAGGGCAAAAGATTATATGGAACTGATCTGACAATTCAATCACCAGAAGTTTTGAGAGATATAGATAGTCCAACTGTAATTCTTCGTGCAGGAGTATATACTGAAGAAATAAAGGATCAGATATTAAATATAAATTCAACAACAAGATTTGTATGAAAATAGCTTTACTTATAATTGGTAGATTAGACAGTTTTGTAAATGATTATGATTCTCTAAAGGAGGTAGTTCTTGATAAACTATCTCCTGATATTTTTTTCTCAGGACACCCCAATAAAATGGGAATGGGTTATTGTGATCAGAAAGTTAGAGAACTCTGGAATCCTAAGAAGTATATTCTCAGAGAGTATACTGAAGAAGTTAGAAAGGAAGTTCATTCAAATGATGGAAAGTTTAATGCGAGAAAAAGACCAGAAACAACACCTCATACTTGGTTGTCTGGAATGTATAATTTAAAGAAGGTGAACGAGTTGAAACTGGAGTATGAGAAAGAAAATGATTTTACTTATGACTTATGTTTAAAGGCTAGAGCTGATGCTTTGTGGCATACTTCAATAACAGATACCGAATTGGAAAGAGCAAAGATTGATGAGAATATTTTAATTCCAACTGCATGGGATTTTAAATCTGTAAACAAGCTTGGTGTATCCGATACTTCTGTTCTATGTAATTCTGAAACTATGAATAAGTATTCATCTCTCATTGATTGTGTTGATCAATATTTCGATGAGGGGAATGCTTTCCATCCAGAAACATATAATGGAATTCATATAGATAGAATGGGATTAACAAGAATACCGGTTAATGGTGGAATAGATCCCTTTACAAATCAACCTAATAAGTCTGGTTGGTTTGTAATAGACCCTGACAGACGTTCTTGGTAAATTATGAAAGTTGCTATTTGTTTTTTTGGATATCCTAGATATTATGATCTATGGAAAAATAAATTTGAAAATTTTTATGATGAATGTGAAGTAGATTACTATGCCCATTTTTGGGAAGACTCAAAATTGGATAAAAAGAAATTGCTTTCTGAGTTTGATTTTAAGGATGTAATTATAGAAAAGCAAAGGGAAGATTTTTCTGATATACCAGAACAAACAGATCTTTCTAAGATAACAAAAAGTGCATTTCAAACACTTTCTCCACTGTACTCATTGAAAAAAGTTGGTGAAATTATACAAAAATTTAATGAGGAATATGATTTTGTTATTGTAACAAGAACGGATGTAGGGTGTATTTGTGATGAGTCAATAAAAGATTATGAAATGAATAAGGATGAACTTTATTTTTCATATGTTAGGGGTGACGAATGGTTAAACACACATCTTGATGCCAAATGGTTTTGTGCTTCAGCAGATAAAATTTTAAAGATCTGTGAAATATACGACAACTTGACAAATTACTTACAAGGTGATAAGATACCTTTGTGCCATCATAGATTATTTTTTCATAGTCTGAGAGAATATCGTGAAAAAATGAATATGGTATGTGTAAATCCATCTGCCGTAAACGGTGGTTGGGTCTTTTTAAGAAACAGAACGACTTCAGAAATTTAATTACTACTTCAACATGAATATTTTATTTCCAATTGCTGGTCTTGGGACTAGGTTTAAAAATAATGGATATATCGATTCCAAACCATTTGTAAATTTTAAAGGCAAATCCTTGATCGAGTGGTCTCTTTCTTCTTTAAAGATTGCTGGCAAGTACTTTGTTATTGTTAATGGATTGGAAAAAGAATATATTGATATTATTAATAACATTAAAGAAAAGTATTATCTCAATTTGGAAATTGTTGACATTGGAAAGTCTACACTCGGTCAAGCAGAAACTTGTTTGTTGGGGATTAAGAAAGCAAATATCAATACTTCCGAACCATTAATCATAACTAATTGTGATCAATATACTCCTTGGAACTCTAACAAGTTTTTAAGTTTTATTAGAAACAATAATCCTGATGGAGTTGTAAGTACATACGATCATCCAAACATTGAGGTAGGATCTGATAGTCCTTATAGTCATATTGAACTTGATGAAAATGGCTATGCAACTCGTCTTGCTGAAAAGATTGCCATATCTCCTTTAGCACTTAATGGCATATTCTATTGGAAAGAGGGAAAATCTTTTATCCAAAGTGCCGAACAATTAATGTCTGATGATACTGATGCTGGATGGTCAACTGGTAAAATGTCCTGCGTTAAAGAAAAGTATGTATCTCTTACTTATAATTACTTAATTTCTGAAGGTAAAAAAATTATGAATTATCATATGGAAGGTGATGAGTTTGTCTCTCTCGGTAGTCCTAACGATATCATGCTTCATATTAAACGTCAGAATGTAATGCAGGCAGTTGAAGATCTTCGTAATGGTAAACCCATTGTTATGGTCGATGATTATGATCGTGAGTTTGAAGGTGATATTGTTCTTGCAGCAGAAAAAGCAACCGCAGAGAATCTTCTCTTCGCAATGCGTCATGCAAGAGGTTTAATGTGCCTTCCTTGCACACAAGAGAAACTGGATCAGTTTGGTATTCCTATGATGAACTCTAACGGGTGTGATGAGTTTGGAACTCCTTTTGCTACTAGTATTGATGCTGTTGAGGGAGCTACAACTGGTATGTCTGTTAATGATCGTGTAGCAACTATCTCTACTTTCTTATCAGATTCTTCTGAACCAAAATCCCTTGCTCAACCAGGACACCTGTTCCCTCTTCGTGCCCGTCCAGGACTTCTTAGTGAGAGACGTGGACATACTGAAGGTTGTGTAGAGATTCTGAAACTTGCTGATATGAAGCAAGTTGGAGTAATCATTGAGATTATGGATGAGTATGGTAAAATGATCAAAGGAGACAATCTGAAACAATTTGCTGATATCTACAATCTTACATTCGTCTCTATTGAGGAACTTCATGATGAAGTTTACAATAAAAATTCTGTAGGTAGTGTTCCATTGTCTGTTGTTGATGAAGAAACACTTGAGTCTATGGCAAAGATTTAATGGAATTTACGACTAGAGCATATAATAGTTTTATTCTAAATCCTCAAACCAAAGCTAGTGTTATTAAGACGAGTGAAGAAGATAGATTGAAGGGAGAAGCAAACTACTATTTGGATCTTCCTAAAGATTTAAAAGTATTCTTTCCAAGACTAATTGATTGTAACTTACAATCTCCATACTCTTTAGAGTTAGAATATTATGCTTATAATAATCTTGGAAATGTAATGGTATCATCAGACTATGATGATATTTTTTGGGAAAATGCATTTGATTTTCTTTTAGGATATATTAATTGTTATAAAAATTCTAAATCAATTGATGCCAATCGTAGAGATTCTCTGTTGATGTTTATTGATAAGACAGAGAAAGAGTATGTCAATCTGATGTATAACTTCGATTTCTTTCAAAACTTATTGAAAGAAGAAGAATTTCTTTTGAATGGAAAGATACTTAAATCCTTTGATACTATATGGGGAGAGATAAAAAAATTTATTGAGACAAAATTAATCGAAGATAAATTTTATTTTATTCATGGTGACCTCTGCTTTAGTAATATTTTGTATGGAGTAAATTCTATTACAAATGATCTAATTCTTAAGATGATTGATCCTAGAGGTATGTTTGGTGAAACCAAATATTATGGTGATCCTTATTACGATCTGGCAAAAATTTCTCACTCTTGTAATGGTGGGTATGAGTATTTCATTTATGATAAGTTTAATATAAATGTAATAGATAATCAGTTCGATTTAAAGTTTGAAAACGAATCTAGTAAACAAAATATTAATAAGAAGTTTGTAGATTTGGTCAATAGATTTGGTTTTGATTATAAGAAAATAAGATTGATTGAGGGATGTATATTTATTGGTATGTGTGCTAGGCATTATGATAGTCTAGAAAGACAGAAGGCAATGTTTATTACTGGACTGAATATTTTGAATGAAATCTATGAGACACTATAAATTTTGTTTTGATCTTGACGGAACTCTCTGCCATATAAGAAAGGAAGGTGAACATTACAGTGATGTAAAACCAATTCCTGGAGCAATAGAGACTCTTCAAAAACTAAAAGCAGAAGGTCATTACATTATTATAATGACTGCTAGGAACATGGTTACTCATAATAATAACTTGGGTAAAATTATTGCCAAGCAATCACCTATTGTGGTAGAATGGCTAGATAAACACGGTATTCCTTATGATGAACTTCATTTTGGAAAACCAGTTGCAGATTTTTATGTTGACGACAAAGCAGTCAGACTAGAAAACTGGAAAACTTTTAACGAAACTTTAAAACAATTATGAGAGACTTTTTCTTTGATACTGCTAATGTAGATTTCATCAAATCTACTATGGATAAGTATGGATCCGATATTAATCCGAAATTGGTTCGTGGTGTGACTACAAACCCAAATGCCTTTAGTAAGGTAGATAAGTATCACCTAGATGAATGGTTGGATCATGCGGTAGTCATGGGCAAATTGGTTGCAGATATCCGTGGAGATAATGAAGGTGAGATTCATATTCAAGCACCTTATTCTCATCTTGATCCTGAAGTAATTCTTGAATATGCTAAGATTATTACTAATGCAACTCAAGGAACTTGTAAGGTTGGTATGAAAATTCCTCCCTATCAAAAAGCTTTAGAATATGTTGATCAATTTAATGAATATGTAATCACTAATGTTACTGGTCTTGCAGATTCTTCAACTGCACTAAAGTGCTGTACTTATGACGTTGGATATATCAGCATCATTCCTGGTCGCATGGAAGAGGTTGGAATTGATGCACAATCTGCTATTGCTTTTGTGAATCAGTGCAACTTTGGAAATACCGAAATCATCACTGGTAGTCAAAGAACTACCGAACAGATCATTTATTCTTTCTATCTTGATACTGTTCCTACCATTGGTGAGAAGTGCTGGGCAGACATTTTCCAAGGAGATAACTTCCAACGCATTCTTAATATGGAGTATGGTTACGAATCAGTTGGTCCTTTTAGTCCAACTATCTCTGATGATAATATTAATCTATCTCTTGCTTTCTTTGAACAGATGAATAAACTTGGAGATACTGCCCGTAAAGATTTGGAACAAAAAATTTCCCAATGAAGATAGCTTTTCATGATAATGCCCTCTCTTTGAGGGGGACTACTGTAGCAATTTATGATTGGGCATATTGGACTAGACACTATCTTGGTCTTGATCCAATTATCATGTATGATAATAAAAATAAATTTAATGATGTAGGAGTTATTGAAAAATTTTCAAAAGAGTTTTCTGTTTTTTCATATAATGATAAGTCTGAAATAGATAAGATTCTATCTCAAAATAAATGTGATGCTTTCCTTATGGAGAAGGGTGGTAAACCGGACGGAATTATTTCTACAGTAGCAAAGAATTTGGTCAATGCTATTTCGGTATGTTCTGTCTCCGATATTCATGGTGATGTATATGCCATGGGATCAAAGTGGTTATCAAAGATAACTGATTATCAGATTCCATATGTGCCATATATGGTACATCTTCCGGATGTTGAGGAAGATATGAGAGAAGAACTATCTATCCCTAAAGACTCTTTGGTTTTCGGTAGAAATGGTGGATGGGAAACTTTTGATTTGCCTTTTGTAAAGCAGGCAATAAAACAAGTATTGGATGAAAGATCTGATGTCTGGTTTATTTTTCAGTTCACTGAACCTTTTATTGAACATGAGAGAGTGATCTACTTACCTGGAACTTCTGATATGAATATTAAGGTGAGGTTTATTAATACTTGTGATGCTATGCTTCATGCTAGGCATGTTGGTGAATCGTTTGGACTTTCCTGTGCAGAGTTTTCAATTAGAAATAAACCTATCGTTACTTATGAAAAATCGCCGGAAAGAAATCATATAGATACACTTGGAGAAAAGGGGATATACTTTGAAACTGAATCTGATATTTTACATATTCTGAAAAATTTAGACAAGGTGGAAATAAATTCTTTGCAATGGAATTGTTATCAAGACTACACTCCAGAAAAAGTTTGCCAAAAATTTAAGGAAATTTATTTGAATTGATATGAAATCATTAGTAACAGGGGGAGCAGGATTCATTGGATCTCATATTGTAGATAAACTTCTTGAGATGGGTCATGAAGTTGTTTGCTATGATAATGAGAGTGCAGAATCTAATGAAAAGTTTTATAGAAATCCTAAGGCTTACAATATAAAAGGTGACATTAGAGATTATAAGTTATTGAAAAACTCAATGACTAATATAGATTATGTGTTTCATCTTGCTGCAGAGTCTAGAATTCAACCTGCTATTTTGAATCCTATTGAGGCAGTTAGTGTAAACTGTGTGGGTACGGTTACTGTTCTTCAGTGTGCCCGTGAGGCAGGTGTAAAGAAAGTAATCTATTCCTCTACTTCATCGGGTTATGGATTTAATGAACCTCCTAATGATGAACTTCAGAGTGATGATTGTTTGAATCCTTATTCAGTATCTAAAGTTACTGGTGAAAAACTTTGTAAGATGTATACTAACTTGTTTGGATTGAAAACAGTTTTTCTTAGATACTTCAATGTATATGGGGAAAGGCAACCTGTAAAAGGTCAATATGCCCCTGTAATAGGTATCTTCTTACGTCAACGTGCTGATAAAGAATCCCTTACGATTGTTGGTGATGGAGAGCAACGTAGAGATTTTACTCATGTGTCTGATGTAGTATCTGCTAATATTCTCGCAGCAACAAAAGATGTTCATGAAATGAACTATGGGCAGTTATATAATGTTGGAAATGGTACGAATTATTCTATCAATGAGATTGCTAATGCAATTTCTGATAAACAAGTAAACATTCCTTCAAGAATTGGTGAGTCTAGAATTACTCTTGCTAAGAATGATAAATTAAAAAGAACTTTTGGTTGGGAACCAAAAGTAAACTTAATGGATTGGATTTCTGAACAATGAATCTTATTATAGAATATTTTAACTCTCGTAATCATATGAGAAACGGAGAGTATCTTTATTGTCTGCATCAAAATCTTGCCAATGATTTGATTGATAAGGTTTATATTTTTATGGAAGGTGATTCGGAACTAAACTTTGATTCTCCTAAAATTCATAGAATAGTAAAAAAAGATAGGCCAACTTATAAAGATCTTTTTGATTTTTGCAATGAGAATCTAAAAGATCAAATCTGTGCAGTTGCAAATGCGGATATTATTTTTGATGATACTCTTCGATTTTTTAAAAGTCTTGACATGTCAAAGCAATTTTATGCTTTGAGTCGATGGGAGATATCTACTAAGGATGGTAAGAACTGGGAAATAGAACCATATGATAATTCTGCATCACAAGATTCTTGGATTTTTAAAACTCCAATACCAACATCTGATAGTATGAATTATACGATGGGTAAGCCTGGATGCGATAATAAGATTACATATCACATGAGAGAACATGGATATACTTGTCGTAATCCTGGTAAGAAAGTAGTTACGATTCATTTTCATCCCACTAACTTTAGAACTTATGATATAAGAACTGATAGAGTTCCGGGACCTTATTTGTTGATTGCTCCTGTGGATAATTTTTCGGGAGAACCAGTTTATATTGATATTGACGGATTTGATGAGCAAGGTAGAGCATACATCATACAAAAAAGTAGTGAATGACACAGAGAGGGGCTTGACCTCTCTTTATTTTTCCTATATAATACTGTAATGTTTCTTCACAAAACTCAAATGACTGTAACAACCGAAGACGGTGGACGCACAAACATGTGGGCTACTGAACCCCGCATGTACGTTGATCCATCCTATACTGAGACGTATGGTCTTGAGACATATGCAGAACGTGCAGAGAAACTCAATGGTCGCACGGCAATGATTGGATTTGCCGCGGCACTGGTTTCTTATGCTACGACTGGTAGTGTTTTCTTTTTCGGACTTTTCGGTTTCTGAGCACTTGACAATGTATCAAATCTTGTTTACAATGACTAGCATTGCCTTCTTTGTATTGTTGGCATATTCCGTAGAACAATTATCTGAAACTTACTAATGGACTTTAACGTTACCTTCCGTACTCCTGATGGTGTCGAAACAACTGTCACCTGTCAGGATGACCAATATCTTCTTGATGCTGCCGAGGAAGGTGGTATTGATATGAACTACTCTTGCCGTGCAGGTGCCTGTTCATCTTGTGCAGGTAAGATTGTATCGGGTACAGTAGATCAAAGTGATCAATCATTCTTGGACGACGATCAAATTGAAGAAGGGTTTGTGCTCACTTGTGTTGCATATCCAACTTCT